TCACTGGCGAGGCCTGAGTAGTGACTCTCATTGTTGCTCATTATCCATTTGTCACGGTCACTGTCGCTGTAGTTGTCAGCGATGTATTCGCGCACGTCATTGTATAGATCATGGTCTACGCGCGTACGAAGGGTAATCTCGGCATCCTCGGAGAGGCCAAACTTAGTGCGCACAAGGGCAGCATTGTCTTCCAGCCAGTTTTCATAGGCTTCCGTGACGAAATCACCCCAGTTCCTGTTGCTTGTATTGCTTTCCAGATCGCGCGGGAAAACTTCGGTCATGTAATACTCGATTTCGTGTTCCCACGCCTCCGGGTCGTCCCACACCTCTCCGACCCCAAATTCCAATTCGGTAGCTGGTCCGTCGCTGCTGGGGCGCCCATCAGACGGCCTGTCGCTTGCAATGATTAGCTGCATCCGAACGCCGTTGCGGCCGAGGTACTCTTCGATCTTCTCACGTGAGACCATGCCGTCAGAGTTGCTGCCCTCGGAAGGTTCTGACATGGCAAGCCAGTCAACGATCCCCGTCCACTCCAGTTCCTCCGCCTTGATCCCCGGCGTATTCCTGAGTGTAGCAAGCCATTGCGCGCCCGTCGCGGCCTTTGTCTGACTCTGCTGAACAGTACGAAGCAAGTGACTATAAAAGCCGGGCGTCTTGCTGCGACCAGGGGGGGCCTCTAACTGCCCCAGCGGGGAACTCTCAAACATGCGCGGGCGCACCAGCAGCAAAGGCGGCTCGCCGATGTTTTCAGGCTGGATAATTGCCACGCCCGCATCATCCAGCACGGCCTTTGCGTCCTGTCCAAGGCGCGAGTCGAGCGCAGACTGCGCCACGGCGGCCAGTGCCGGTGCGTTGCCTTCAGAGACGCGCACAAGGGCTTCAAGGTTTGCAGTCCATGCCCCAAGCCATTCCAGCGTTGGCAGGGATTGAGACCGGGCAGCAAGCTGACGCAGGCGCATGGCGATACCGGCCAGTGCCGGGCTCTCAGTGCCCGACAAGTGCGTTTCAATGAAGCCCGTCACCACATCAAGGCGGTCTGCCATCTGGCCGCGTGGCGGGGCTTGTGGGGCTGCGCCGATCTGCTGCTGGCTGGCAGGGCGGATCAGGTCGCGGGGGAGCGACTGCCCCAGCGAGGAACTTACAGCGCCGCCAGAATCAGCCGCGCCAGTTCGTGATCCTCGGCTGTCCACTCCTCGACGGGAGGAACCAAGTTCAACGGCGGTGAGCGCGGTGACGACTTCTCCGGCACCTCCCCCTCTCTGATTGCCGCGAAGTATCTCATTTCTGGCGAACTCATTAACCGGCACCCCATCCTTGATCATGACAAACCCAGCGCTCGGGAAAAGCGGGTTTGCAACTTTCGCGCCATCGACCTCGTTTACAACGCTGGTCTGGCTCGCAATTTCATACGCAGTATAGCCGTCCATCTTCAATGTGGAAAGCATGAACCGGTAAAGCGCCTCGCGGGACTTGGTTTTCGTGCCTTCTGCCTGGCTCTCCGCCGCCGTGAATGTGAAGGCGCGGACGTCGCCCGTCTCCGACTCGTACTTGCGAAGGACCATCACTGCCTGCGAAAACATCTGCATGGCGAGGCGACTACGTTCCCGAACGTCTTCAACGTTATCCAGCGCGTCCGCCATCTGGCTATTCAGGAACAGGTTCACATCCGCACGGCCTGCGGGATTGAGACGGATGGACATCATTACGCGAGGGGAGTCGGGGTCATCCGTGAGCGCCCACGTCATCACGCCGCTCTCATCACCGTTGGCGTAGTCCTGGAAATTTGAATCCACATTCGCCCGCACCCACGCATCGACATCCTTTATCGGCATCGTGGCCGAGGCGCGGATGGATTGCGCCAGCAAGCTGGAACTGCGCGCGTTGTCCGGATCGAACGCCGCATTGATTGATCGAATATTCTTTGGGTCAAGCACGGCGATCTGATCTGCCGGCTCTTTTGCTGAGTCCATAACGTGAGTGAACCGCACGGTGTCATAGCCGTCCGCACGGGCCTGACTGATGATGTCAGAGAACCGGCTGGATTTGTAGACCATCACTGAGCCATCCTGCGCCATAAGGTCTGGATGCGTCTTTCCGGTCACGACGAGTTGACGGCCGGGGCGAACGACAAGCGGCATCACGTTCGAATTGCGAATGTGTGCGCCTTGTCCAGGTGCGCCCGGATCATGCTTCACAGCGGCAGAGTTGCGAGCATAGACAGATGCTTCGACGGGATTGGTCGACAGGAAGATAGCGCGCTCACCCGGCGTCCCGGCCCCTTCACCAGAGCGGTCGAGGTCGAACACCTGAATGTCGCCAGCCGTCCCATGGAACAGCACTTCATCCATGTTGTATCCAGCCACCCGTCCGCGCTCAGTTCGGGCTTCGGCGCTCATGTCGAGGCCCTTGGCCTTCGCCGCCTCCCATTCAGGCGAGCCGGGGGTTTCAAATCCAACACCCTGATAAAACGCCTCCTCGCTCACCTGCGCGTCAGTCTCGCTGACAGGCACGTCGCCCTTGTATGTGCCGTAGCCCAGCCAGGCCAGCGCGCGGCCAGCCTCGGAGCGGTCAATCTCCCGAACCACATCGGCGCGCACGCGGCGGCGCTCAGTGGCCCACCAGGCTTCGTCCTGCTTGCGCTTGTCAGACATGGCCCGCGCGCCGAACTCTTCCTTCACGACCTCGCGCGCCTCGTCGAGTTTCTCGAACGTCGCCTTGTATTGCGCCTGCGTGATGTGGCCCGCATCCAGCAACGCCTTCGCCTGCTGCGTCGCGTTCATCACGACTTCATCGACCTGCGCGTCGACCTCTTCATCGACGGCCAGCATACGGTCCATGATGGCAATGATCTCGGGGTTCAGGCGGGCGCGCTCAGGCTTGCCGCCGCGATACATCTTCGACCACATCTGCGTGATCCAGTCCTTGAACGCACGGAACGCAGAGCGCAGTTCGGGTGTCGGCGCCTTGCCCGTCTGGACATAGACCTCGAACGTCTCGGCCCATGTCTCGTGCATCTCGCGCCAGTCAATCTGCGCCTCTGCTTCGTCCATTGATTGCAGCCCGCGCTCAACGCGGCGCGCGCCCTTGCCATGGTTGTAGTAAACCGAAAGCGATCCGTTTTCCTCAACGATGGAATACCGCGCACGTATCTCCGCAAGCGAGCCCTTGGCCTTCTCGCCCTCATACCATGCCGTGATCGCAGCATACTGTTCGACCACGAACGGATGTGCGTTCTCGGCCTTCGACATCTGTTCCATCAGGTTTAGATAGACGTGCGATCCCTCGTGAACCATCGTCGTGAAGTCAGCCTGCTCGAACATCGTGACAACATTGGATCGCGGGTCGAACTCGCCGCGACGGTTCTGATCAAGCGCCTGGAACAGCTTCCCTTCCCGGTCAAGGACATCTGTCTCAGGGTCAGACATTGCCTCCTGAACCTCAGAGGTCGAGCCGTCCGGGGCGGACTGGGTGAGCAAATCCGACGAACCGCTGGCGTCCGGATCAAACCCCATCTCGTTCGCGCGGGCCATCCGCGCCTCGGTCTCCATCGGGAGGCCCTTGGCCTTGGCGGCCAGCCACTGTTGCGACTCGCCCGTGTCGCTGCCTTCGTAGCCAGCGGCCTGGGCCGACTCCAACGCCCCCTCTTCCAGCACCATCCCGTCGAAGCTGCCTTGAACGCGGGGGAAGTGGCGCTCATAGAATGCAACGGGGTCTTCGCCGAGGCGCCTCGCTGTCGTCGTCACCCAAGCCGTCTGCACGGCAGCGTTGGCCTCAAGGACTGCGGGCACACCGAAATGCCCCGATCCCTTGAGCCGCGTCCGCATCAGGTCGAGGACAGTCTGCTCGGTGTCAGCCAGATTCCTGCCTTCGGCCAGCGTGTCCTGAATCTCCTTGGCCAGCTTGGCGGTCTCTTGCGCCATGCCCTCGCCGATCGCCACGCGCTGCGCAGGTGTATGAAGATCGCCCTCGACACGGACATGCGGCTCGACAGAAGCGCGGGCCTTGGCCCATCCCTTGGTCGTCACCAGCGTTGCGGTCGAGACCGTCACCTCGCCATAGAGAGCGCCTTCCTGGGTGATCTGCTCCTCACTGACACCCAGCGCGGCCAGTGTCTCGGCCGGGTCTACGCCGTCCTGCTGTAGCGCCTGAGCCAGCCCGTCGAGATCCACCTTGACCGTCTGGAGGTCGCTGCCCTCCTGGCTCTCGATGAACTCCTTGAGCTTGCCGGGGCTGCGCTTGGCGGTCTTTGACTTGTCGATCGCGTCGAACAGGCCCTTAAGGCGCTTCTGCTCCGGCGTCTCGGCCGCAGCCATCTGGCGCTCCTGAAGATCGGCGAGCATCTTCTCGGCCTGCTTGATTCGCTTACGGCCAACACGCGCCTTGCCGAGGATCAGCGCCTCGATGCCAGTCTGGAAGATCGCAGACGCAGCTGCGCCAACCGTGCCCGCCTCCGCCACGCCCGCGAACGGCGTCTGCTCTGCGTCATAGCTCATGGTCACGAGGTTCTGCGCGAGGTTCTCGATCATCTCCTGCGCGCCTTCCTCAAGCGTCTGGCCGGCAATGCGCGCGAGCGCAGCCGAGGCCGCCTTCTTGCGCAATTCCGGCGGCAGGACTTTCAAGATCGAGTTGAGGCGCACCATTTCCGACGCTGCCGTGATACCCGCGCCTGTGAGCAATGCGAGCGGAGCATCGGCCGGGTCTACGCCCGCCGCCTTCATGTTGGTCGCCTGCGTGTCCGCGCCCATACCCGCAAAGACTGTCGTCATGGCCCATTTCGGAGCCCCCGCCATCGAGGTGCCCACCGCCACGACGAACTGGCCCAGTGCCTGTGCGATCTGATCTTCCATGCCCATTTCTTCGGGCTGCCAGGCCTGTTCGACCTCTTTGCCAAGCGCGCCGTAGGTCTTGAGAAGGGCGGCAGGCCCGCCATACTTGCGGAAGTTCTCTGCAATATCAGGGTTGGCGCGATAGTAATCGCGCTCAGCGTCCAGCACTGTGTCCATGCCGGGGATATGCCGGATCACGTACCGTTCGTAATTGACCAGCAAGCTGTCGAGCGTCTCGCCAAGGCCCGAAGCAAAGCTCCCAAGCATCATCGGCGCAGCCGAGGCGAACGAACGGCCCATGTCGCCCGCCTCCGTCAGGACCTTCTTCGGGTCCGTGAAGGGCCGAGCCGCCGCCTTCGCGGTGGACATCACCTGCTCGATGTAGGTCAGGTTCTCAACGTCATCCTTGGCAACGGCGTAGTTGTCAGGCTTCGTCATCCACTCGGTCGTCTTCGGCGCGGCCTTGCGCATCATCTCCATTTTCCGGAGCATGTCCTCGGCCTTGTATTCCTCGCGGGCGCCTGCGATGGCCTCGCGCGGAATGCCAAGCGCCTGCGATTTCTCAAGGTCATATGCCGCATCATCCGGCGCCTCGGTCTCCAGCGCCATGTTGCGCTCGAACTGGAACTGAGGCGAAGGTCCGGCAACCCGCGCGGGCGCGCCACTTGATACACGCTCATCCCGGCGGCGCCTGAGCTCTGCAATCTGCTCTGGTGTCAGGCCGCCGCTGGTGTCGGTCATTGGTTCAGTTCCTGCGCAACCTGGTTGATCTCGGACTGCGTCGGCTCACGGCCCAGCATTTCAATAAGGTCAGCACGGATGGCGAGCGTCTCGCGCACCTTCTTGCCGACCTTGAAGGCCACATCGCCCGGCGCATACGGGTAGCGTGACGGGTCCGCCTGCCGGAACGCGCGGGCCACCATCACCTTGCGCTGGTCATTGGTCAGCGGCGCACCACCCGTCTCCAGCGCATAGGCATTGGCCTGCCGGTAAAGCGACACGCGCACCGCCTGTTCTTCGGCGGAAGAAGTCATTCCATCCTTAGCCTGGGCCCCGGTCGTTCTCGCGTCGCCATACTTCAGGCCTCTGGCGTTAGTTGGCTGGAGCATCGGCACGGCCTGAACGAGGTCGGCAAATACCTTGTCCGACGCGGTGGAGGTCTCGCCCTGCCCGCGCCTCGTATTGATGTCAGCGATGACGCCTGCCTGATCGACGGGCATCATATTGGAATATTGCTCATACATATCCGGAAGGCTGTCCTTCCATGCTGTCGGGCCTTCGAGGTAGGCCGCCGCCATGCGAGGGTCCGCGCCGAAGCTGGTCAGATACTCTTTGGAAATAGCGCTCACTTCCTTTATCCCCCGGCGCTCCTCTGCGCTCAGGGTGTCCATCTGCTGTTGCCACATCTGGCGCGTGCGCTGCTCTGTCTGGAGCCGGTCGATCACGGCAGGCGACGCGCGTCCGAGGAACTCTGCCGGCAGCGACTTGCCAGCGACGATGAAGCCGAGCCCTTCCTCAAGCAATGCCTTCTCGTTTGCCGCAGATGCTGCGTCGTCCTGGTTCTTCATCGCGCCGATGCGGGCCTCGACATCAAGCCGGAGGCCCACGTTCTCCATCTTGCGCGCCTGTGCAAGCGCTGCGCGGTAGTCGCCGCGGCTGTCTGCCATCAGCTTGTCCGCAGTCGTGACCGCCTCGGCCTCTTTGGTCTTCACCGCAGAAATCTTTTCGATCCGGGCGCGCTCGGCAGGCAGCACCTCCTTCCAATTGGACTTCAACATTTCCTCAGCCGCCGCCGGGTATCCGTCTTCCAGCAGCCGCTCAATCTCTGTCGTATGCCGCAGAGAAACGCCCGCCTTCCATGTCTGCTCGTTGGCGAGCTGCGCCTTCTCTGCCTGATCCACGGTATAGACACCGGCCTCAAGCTGGTCTGCAATCAGTCCTTTGGTTTGAGCATAGGCATAGTCGAGGTCTTCGGGCGGGCGTAACGGGTCCGCCGCCAGTTCGTCGAACTTCGCGATCACGCCCATCGTCTTCGCGATTGCGTTCTCGACATACCGCTGTCGGCTGAGGTCGCGTGTCCTGAACGTGTAGGCATCGACCGACTTGCGGGACGCCTCGGTCCAGAGCCGCTTGTGCATGTCGCTCGACATCTTCGAGCCCGCGCGTTCCACGACTTGCTGGGACGCCTTCTCGAACCGCGCCTCAAGAGAGCCGGGATCGGCGGTCGTGTCCTTCTCCATCTCGCGGTAGGTCTTGTCCAGTTCGTCGCGCAGCGTCAGTTCGGCATCGACGACTTCGGCATTGATGTTGGCCGCACGGACATTGGACGCAAACTGGTGCGCCGCATCACCTGCCTGAGACAGCGCAGCCCCAACCGGGTCATTGCCATTGGCTCGCAGCTGGCGCAGTTCGACCCGCTCGTTGCGAACGGCCAGCTGGGGAACAGGATCGCGGGGAAGCGTGGGCATCTATCGTGAAGGCGCGCGGTCGCTGCCGGCGGTGACGGAATACTTCGTCGGCCCGGAACTCGTAGTGGCCGCGTCTGTCGTGCCGCCGCCCGCACCGAACATACTCTTCCACGAGCCCGCGCCCTGCACGAGCGTGGTGGCAGCGCCGATATAAGACGCCGTGCGCGCCTCACGGCCCTGCGCCAGTGCGTAGTCGCCGCCAGAGCGTGTCACCTGCGCGCCGTGCTTGATCTGCTGTGCGCGTTCCTGCGCGGCAGCCATCACCCTCATCTGGTCAAGGATCGAGGTCGTGGCCGCCTCATTCTTGATCGCCACAACGCTGGCATCGAGCGAATTGCCGCCGCCTGACGCCGCAGCAGCCTGCTGCTCTGCGAGGATTTCCCGCATCCGTGCCGCAATGCGTGTGTTCTCGATCGAGCCCGCCGCGACTTCCTGCCCTGCCTGGATGTCGAGCGATTTTGCTTCGGCATACGCTGCGTCACGGTTATACTTCCCCGCCTTCGCTGCCGCCTGCCCCTCGCGCACCTTGCCGTAGGCGCTCATCGCCGTCCCGGCGGCCATCAAAACTGAGTCTGCCAAGGTCCAACCTCCAAACGGGCTTCAAGTCTTCAGTCTCCCCCACCCTCTGAAACCCGAACCTTTCCAGCCACTTGGCGGCATTTGAAATGGACGTGTCTTCTTCGGCCCAGATCGTCTGAACGCCTGCCTGTCGGGCAGCTTCGACCACCTTAAACGCCAACCTGTGGACACGGTGGGGAGGGCTTCCTCTGGAGGCAAACGTCGCCCAGAACATCTCTTCCCAGAGCCATATCCCGCCGAGGCAGATCAGCTTGCCGTCCCTGCGGATCGCGTAGCCCATCATTAGTCCGGGCGGGTCGAACCCGGCCTGCCACTCCTCGAAGTGGCGCCTCTCAAGCAGTTCGATCTCATCCATTCGTCGAGAGCGTCGGCGCCACACCGAGCACCGTCACCGGGCCCGCGCCTGACATCCGGATATGCAGCCTCGTGTCCATCTGGGTCGCGCCTTCGAGGTGGAAGTCATCTTCACCGCTCCACAGCTGGACCGCCGTGTCGAACGTGAACCCGCTTTCCGACTGGATGTCGGCCAGAACGGACATGTCGTCGAAGCTGTCGCCCCACTCGAAGCAGCCGCCTGCGGTCTGGTAAAACATCACCGCGAGCCGCGAGAGCTGTTTCTCCGAGCCGATCACCGAACCATTGTCGCCGCCATAGTTCAGCTTGGCCGACTTGTAGAGGCCGTCATACTTGAGGCCCACCACCGCATAGGTCACGGCGTAGTTGAGCGTGATCGACCCGCTCGTCACGGTATAAGGTCCGCTGATCCGGCCATTGCCCCAGACATATACATCCGTGCGCGCCTCAAGATGGCTCAGCCCGGTCAGTGTTGAAGTCGAGACGCCGCTATAGGCCAGCGTGCTGTGCAGCCTGTTACAGGCTTCAAGGCTGGTGAAATACTGCGCGGCAAGCCGCTCGATATATCGCACCGTGTTGCCGTTCACCGTCCTGCGCACAACGAAGTAGACCTCATCCTCCGGCGTGCCCGGAAGGCAAGTCACGCTCTCGACATAGCCGTCCGTCACAAGGCGGCACCAGGCCACGACACCTTCGGAACGGTCATAGACCAGGCAGGCGCACTCACCGTCCGCCCTGACCGCCCAGATGCGGGGCTCCGGTTCGACCTGGTAGGCCAGCGACACAAATCCGTCTGCGCCGCCGATCTCCCTGTGCAGCCGTGTGAGGTCCTCGGTCCCGAAGGCGCCCTCCTGCGCCGTGTAGCCGAACCGGTAAAGACGCTCGCCCGTCCTGCTGATGAACACGGCCGCGTCGTCCACGACCATCGGATCCGCGTCAAGGGATCCGCGTGTGGTTGCGCCGCGTGACTTCACGTTATCCGGCTTCAACACTTCCTCGAAAGCGTTGGATGATATTTCTGCCTCGAACCCGGACAGACCCGCCACGAGCCGCCCTGCGCCTGCAAGCCAGCGAACCGACGACATCCGCCCGCCGAACGTGCGCGAGATCGCCTGGTTGGCCAGCGGGCCGACATCAAAGCTGGAGAAGTCATCCGAAGCCGAACCCCAGTATGCGTTACCGCGCCCGACCCATAGGCGGCCATCAAACAATGCCACGGCTGTCGGCTGGCCAAACCGGCCAGACCATTCGCCGAAACTCCAGAGCGTCGTCGCTGCCGCCTGACCAAAGGCTGTCATCACGTCCACCGTGACCTGGTTGTCAGCGTCCACCGTCACGATCCGCGCGACGCCGTCCGTCACCCCGGAGCCGTAGGTCAGGCCCGCAATCGCAGCCCCGCTCGAATAGGCTGACATCCTCAAGCGGTAGAACACCACCTGGTTGTCGAGATCGTCGTCAATCGAGATCGCCTGGTTGGTCGTATAGGAGGCAAACGTTGCAAACGAGAACTCATTGCCAATCGAGCGCTCAAGCAGGACGGTTCCGACCCATGTGCCTGACAGGGAGAGCTGGAATATCCTGGATGTCTCCACGCCCGTCACGCGAATCGAATCGGTCAAGTCATCGACGGCGGACAATGTGCTGGTCTGGAACTGGCCCGAATGTGTAAGCCGAAGCAGCGAACCCACGTCGACCGTGCGGAACAGGGGCGTCGAGGATGTCAACGTTGTCGTGCCCGTCCGGGCAGCCGGCGTCAGTGTGACCCGTGACAGGTTGATCGGCGCGAAGGGGCCGTCGATCTGCATATAGGGGCGCAGGGACCAGCTGTTTTGTCCCCTGCGCTCAAGGACGTGCATCTCCTGCCCGCCGCCAGCAAAGAATATTGTGTTCAGCGATTGCGTCTTGCGGACACTGGGAAATGCCGCAGCCGAATAGGGCGAGGTGATTTCCATCACGCCCGGCGCCACCCGGATAAAATTTGTCAGGGTAGCCGTGCCGACAGCGCGCAGGACAAACTCGACGTAATAGGTCGTGGCACCAGGCGTAACCGAGACAAGGTGGAACCCCGGCAGGAGCGCCGTGTCCGCAACAATGTCCTGCCCGCCAGCCGTGGTCCCGATCCGCAGGATCAGGGGCTGCCTGCCGACCGTGAACGAGAACGAGACCAGTGTGTCTTCGTCGGTCGTCGTGACTTGTGACCGCGCCACTGCCTCGTTGCCCGCGTCGCCGATGAAGGTGATGACTGGTCCGACAATTCCAATGGAAGCCATTACGGAAGAATCCCGTTACCGAATTGAAAATTCCTCCAACCCTGAAACGAGTAGACGTCGCCCGTCCCGCCGCCAGTCGGCGCCGTGCCGCCGCCCGCAGGCACCGTGCCGCTCTCGTCAGTGAACGTGCCGACCGTGGCCACCGCGCCCGGCAGCACGACAAGCGAGCCATCCGAATACATCCTCAGCCTGTTGTCAGACCATTCGAGGGCCAGCTTCTCTGTCTCGGAAAAGATGAATGCGCTCAGCAGGGCCGGCGCGCTCGACGGCGTCACGCCGCTATACTCCGTGCCTGGCATCTTGGTCATGCCGCCCTGCACCAGCGGGAAGATGTTTTCCATCGTTTCGGCGCCGCGCGGGTAGACATCAAGATCAGTGCGCGCCAGCGCCTCGGCGCCGATCTCGCCAAGGTTAAACGCAACGACTTCGCCCTTGCCCTTGGCCATCAGTCGTACCGCGCCCCGCGAACACCTTGCCTGCGGGCAGACACATAGCGCCCAGGCGGCTGGTAATAGACAGGATCAGACCGGGCATCGAGCGCCTTGGCGTCCACGACCCGCTTCTGGAGCGCCGTCTCGATCCGGTCCCGCGTCGAGTTGTTCTCATCCGTGGCCGGATAGACCTGATCGGCGAGCATCGCAGACAGCGCATCGGCAAACTTCTGGGACCAGCCCCCGGTCTGCTCGTAATAGGTCCGGTCGATATACTTGAGATAGGTCGTCTCGGAATTGGTCAGGATATTGCCGGCGCGGAACTCATAGTCGATCGACGGCGCCTCGAAATCCGTGTTGTTGCGCACCTTCAGGATACGCGCGCAGTTGGCGGCGATGTTAAACGTGTAGTCCCAGCCGCTTTGGGCAGGCAGGACCTGGCTCAGCTCTGTCACGGTCGAGGCGAAATTCCAGTCATGGTCCTCGAACCAGCTGGCCACGCAGTCGCCATAGGCGTTGACCAGCCGTTTGACGTACTTCTTGCTCTCGTCAAGCGTCGGGCTCTCGGGCTCCCCAAGCAGACGCAAGGCTGAGTTGATCACGCCGGCCTTGGTTGGCATTACTCAGCTCCGGCTTCCTGGGGTTCGGTCTCGGCAGGCTTGGGCATTGTCTTCTTCGCCGTCGCGGCCTTCACTGCCGAACGGGTTGCGTCTGCGGTTGCCTGCGTGGATGCAATGGCGTGCGCCCGGATCGAGGCGGCCTCGACCGTCGGGAACCCCGTCTCCTTGCTCACCGGCTGGCCATCCTTGAACAAGGCGTGATGCTCAGCCCCGCCAAGCCATTTGCTCGACCAGCCTTTTGGAAAGGCCTGCGGTGTGTAATCCGTCAGCAGCAGGCGTTCTCGGGTCACGCACTGGTTCGTCACACGGGCCTGCGCCATGACCTGCAACTCGCCGAACCTGGAATAGTCCTCCCACTCCACCTCGATGATGTCGCCCACGGTCAGCATATTTGACGCCATGATCCGCCCGAAATACTCAGGCGACAGCACCTCCTCGATCGAGTGCGCCACAGGCACCGTGCAAAGGTAGCGGTTACGCCGCTTGCCGGGAACTTCGAGGTAGATCTGGTCAGACTTGCAGACAGCGGTCATGTGCTCACTCCATAGGAAAAGGGGCCAGAGTAGACACTCTAGCCCCTCCCTTGGTGACAGCGCGGGGATGGGGGCTCGCGCTGCCCGTCAGACGTTAGGCCGTGGCCGCCACGGACAGGGCCGTCTCGACCGAAACCGTCGCGGCGTTGCCGTTCACGTCGATCACGACATAGAGGCTGGCGTCCGCAGGTGCGGCCGCAACCTTGGCAGCGGTCGTCGCCGGCACCGCCGTGGTCCAGACCACCGCGTAGACCAGGTCGCCCACTTCCATCCCGCGCGCCGCGCCGTCAGAGAAGTGGCCTGCCGTGTCAACGGTACCGGTTGCGTCAATGCCGTGATAGATCCAGATGTTCGTGCCCAGAGGCCCGACAGCCGGAACGGCAAGGCTCAGGTATGCAGAGTTATAAGCCATGATTCAGGTCTCCTTAAGCGATGGCTGCGGTGTCGTTGTTGATCATGCGAACAACGCCGCGAGGAAGGGCGAGGGCGCGGGCGTCCTTGATCTTGCCCCAGGTTTCCCAGCGGTCTTCCGGCTCGTAGTAGTACATGTGCACTTCCGGAGCGCCGCTGATCTGGTGAGCAACAGCGTCCTCGTGCCAGATGTGGCAGTCAGCCGTCGCAGTCCCAAGACCGGAAAGGTTCGTGGCCATGAACCATTTCACGCCGAGCCAGTTCCAGTAACCATTGTCACCGTAACCGATCGTGCCGCCATCAACTTTCTTGACGTTGGTGAAGTCAGCCGACTTGAACTCGTTGATGGTCATCATCTGGCCTAGGGCATTCGGTGTCAGGGCGCCCCAGACGCGACCATCAGCAGGGACATCATTTGCCCAGAGCTTCGTCGTCCACGTCAGGATGTTGCCCAGCGTGCCGAAGTCCACGGCGGCGGCAGACACTTCGGTCGTTGTCGAGTCCAGCATCTCGATGATGCGGGCATCCGACTTGCGGTGGCAGGCAGCAATGACCTTGCGGTACTGCTGCGAGCGGTAGTTCGGGTTGCTTTTGAAGGCGTCGAAGTCGTCGATCTTGTATTTCTTGAAGAACTCCTTCGGCGTGTCCGAGACCTGGCTGTTGGTGAGGTTCGACACGGGGATCGAGCCATCACGGCCACGTTCCTGCGCCTCATCGGTCAGGCCCGTAACGTCCCAGTAGATCGTGCCGGCGCGGTCCAGTCCATCCGAGCGGACAGCCTTCATGAACAACGATTTCTCGCGCTCGAAGTCCGTCTTGAACTCGTCATTATACATCTTGCGCTCAAGGGCGCTCACAGTGTTAACAGACATGATTCATTTTTCCCTTGTCTGGGTTGAGAGGTTCACAAACAAGGCGATCCGGAGCGTCAGCGGGTAACCCTTGCGGGGCCTCTGGCCGTCCTCAATGCTCTCACGGGGCCGGCAAGCCGGGTAACCCGCGTGACCTCGTGCCTGCCCATCGCCTTTCGGGGCAGGATCCGGTCATGGCCGCACGCTATGCGCGCGACTTAGCTCGTTGCTGCCGCTCCATCAGCTGCATCAGGCGTCCGCCCGGCGCTGACAGTTCGGCGTATTTCGATGGGTTCGACGAGCGATACCCCTGGATCTTGCTGATCTCGTCATCGAGCGCGTCGGACGACAGGTTGTCGCCGCCCAGCATCGACTGGAGGAACACGGGATCGTCGCCCGAGGCGCGGGCCGCAGCAGCCATCGCCTTCAGGAACGGCGCCCAGTTTCCGACCTTGGTGCCGTCGGCGAATGTCTTGTCGAGTATCTCGCTGGCATCGTCGACCTTGAAGAAGGATTGGACGCCTGCCTCGGCATACTTGAGATTGATCGGGTATTCAGGACCCCATTCGGTCTTGAGGTTGCGCTCATTCTCGATGCGGGTCATCTCGGCCGCAGCGGCCATCTGGGATGCCTGCTCCTCGACCATCGAATAGTAGAACTCGTGAGCTGCATTGACGCCTTCCGGCGTGGCGAGGAACCCGCCCCTGGCGTGCAGCTGGGCCGTCACGTTCTTGAGGAATCCCTTGTCGGCCTCGGTGATATCAAGCCCGTCCGGCACGGTCGCGGTAATCTTGTAGGCGTCCGGCTTCTCAGGGATGCCGAGCTTGGTGTTGAACGCCTTCTTGTCATCGTCGGTCGCGTCAGCGCCGAGCAGCTTGATCATGCCCTCATCACGCTTGCTGAGCGCCGTCTTGGTCTCGATCAGGCTTTTGACGAGATCGGCGGGCGTATTGTAACGCTGCAATTCCTTGAGCGTGCGCCCGTCCTTCTCGTCCTGCGGGACCATTGGTGCGCGCCAGTCGTCGGCGCCCGAAGACGGCGCAGGCGTAGGGGGAGCCCCGCTGGCTCCGGCTTGAGGAGCATCAACCGGTGCAGGCGAAGGGGCCGCCGGTGCAGCGCCAGCGGGGTTTTCGATGGTGATAGGTGCGTCAGCCATTACGGGGTTTCTCCGTGTTTGACTGCATCATACTCACCCGGTGTGGACAGGATGGGGACAGGTGCTATTTGCCGTCTGGCTCGGCCCGGAACAGCTGGATCCCGCCAAGGGCTGCGAGCTGGTAGCCGACCCATTTGCGGCCCGACAGGAACCCGGCGGCGCGTTCACTCAGCGTGGCAGGCTCAGCCGCCGTGATCGGGGCGAGGCGTGTCAGGATGACGTTCGCTGCGATCTTCTGCTGCGGGCCGGTTGCCGTGCCGCGGAAGAAAGCCCGCACCGCCAGGCGCTCGGCCTCCTCGAACTTCGGGGCCTCATCGACGCGGAGGATGTCGCTCACTTCCAGTCCTTACGGTCGGTCATACCGGCCCCATAAGGGCATTTGAGTACTCCTCCATGTCGATTTCAAAGAAATCGCACGCATCTTCCAGAGTATTGAACCAATGCCAGCCGTCCACCGGATACGTGTGGGCGGCATGGTCTGCCGCGTGCAGTTGATAATTGGCATTGTAGACTTGTCCGGGTGCGTAAAGCAGCGTGCCATCGACCTTGTAAAAACCGCTTGTCATACCGTCACCGTCCATCCCTTTCCGGTTGCGATCGTCGGGTTATGTGTTGCCGTGCCGTAGTTTCCGGTGACCGTGATTGTTTGTCCAACGACCGTCGGCAGATTGGTGTAAATTTCATTCAGGGCGACGGCGGAAAGTTTGCAGCTTGCCACCGAGAAGGTGAAATTAAAGTCCTCAGCCTGTATGCGGCTCAGTGAGGAGGAGTTTGAAAACATATTAGCGAAATTCGCAGACGACGACACAGCCGACACGTTTAGGGCTGGCACGGCTTGTAGGCTGACGCAGTTCTGGAACATGCTGATCATGTTAGTCACATTGGCGGTATTAAATAATGGGACGCTCTGGAGGCTGTTGCAGCTAACGAACATGTTGTTCGTGTTAGTCACATTGGCGGTATTAAATAGTGAGACTCTCTGGAGGCCTTGGCAGCTATTGAACATGGCCTGCATGTTGGTCACGCTCGCTGTATTGAACAGCGGAACGCTCTGAAGGCTAGAGCAGTTAATGAACATGCTGATCATGTTAGTCACATTGGCGGTATTAAATAATGGGACTCTCTGGAGGCTTTGGCAGCTCTGGAACATGCTAAGCATGCTGGTCACGTTTGCTGTGTTGAACAACGGTACGCTCTGAAGGCTGGAGCAGCTCTGGAGCATGCTGGTCATGTTAGTCACGGCGGCTGTATTGAACAGCGGTACGCTCTGAAGGCTGACGCAGTTAAGGAACATGCTGGTCATGTTAGTCACATTGGCGGTATTAAATAATGGTACGCTCTGAAGGCTGGAGCAGCTCTGGAACATGGTGGTCATGTTAGTCACATTGGCGGTATTAAATAATGGGACGCTATGAAGGCTGGGGCAGTTTTGGAACATGCTGGTCATGTTAGTCACGTTTGCTGTGTTGAACAGCGGAACGCTCTGAAGGTTGACGCAGCTCAAAAACATGTTGCTCGTGTTAGTCATGGCGGCTGTATTAAATAATGGGACGCTCTGGAGCATAGAGCAGTTCTGGAACAGGCCGGACATGCTGGTCACGCTGCCAGTGCTGACCAGCCTCACGCGCTCAAGCATCCGTCTGCGGACGGTTTCGGTGCTGCTGCCGATCGTCAGTGACGTAAAATCAGGCGAGCCAATTTCAATGTCCAGCCAGCCTGTCTCATAGCCCTGAAGGCCCGCCTGAGTGTGTCTAATATTCAGGTTCAGCGACGTGATGTTGTTCGCGGCCTGCGGGGTAACAGTCACCACGGCCTGCTTATATGGCAGAAGCGTTGCGGTGCCATTTGTTGTAATCGTGACCGCAGATCCGCTCGATGTTTCAGAAATCTGGAACGTGTTGGGAGTAGCGCTGATCACGTAGTATTCCTGGCCCGACACAGGCCCGGTCGATCCTGTCACATTCCACAGCCTGACAGTCTCGCCGTCTAGATAGCCGTGTGCCGTGCGCTCTACAAAGTCGCCTGAATCGATGAGCGTTACGGGTCTGTTTGACCCCGCGAGGTCAACGTCCGCAAAATCATACGCGTGCAGCGCAGTGGCGCCCGATGAATAATTTTCGGTAACGCCGTTGCCCCAGTCCACTGTGTACGCTCCGGCGACCGTGAACGCGGTGAAGTTGGCCTGCTCGAATACGGCGATCAGGCCGACGAATTTCTGCTCAACGTCTCCCACCGTTGGCAAGGTAAGCCACGCCCTGTCACGTTGCCACTCGGTGAGGGGGGGCCGG